GCAGTAGTAGCACCAGTAGCAGCACGTTTGCTGGCAACATCAAAGTTTTGTTGACCAATATTTAACTGATTAGCAGCCCATTTGCCCAAATCGGAAGTGCTAGTAGCAAACTGTTTAGCAAAATTGCTAACAGCCTGAACCTCGCCAGTGCCAGCACCCTGAGATTGCAATGCAGCCAACAAAGGATTTGTTGGCGCTTCTAATGTTGTAATAGGAACATTCTGATAGGCAACACTATCAACAAAAGACTTAAGGAAATCCTCACCCGCACCCTTAACCTGTCCACGTGCTGTTTCAAAATCCTTGCTAAGCAAATCTAGTTGTGTAGCAAATTCATCATTTGCCATTTGACTCATTGGGTCATAAAGTTCTTTAATGCGTTGCAAACCTTCTAGTGTTCGTTTACCAGCAGCCGATTCAAAAACTTGTGCAGCAGCCTCACCGCCACGTATACCACGAACACGTGCAACTGCCTCAAGTGCATCTTGTCTTGCAGCAGCACGATTTTCGGCATCAATAACAAATTGATTTTGACGGTTTTCTTGCGCTAATTGAAATTCACGGTCACGTTTTTCTTTAGCCAAAGCATCCAAACGTTCTTGCGCACGTGCGGCAGCAGCACTGCCAGCAGCAGCCCTAGACAAAGCCAACTGTGCCTCACGATACTTGTCCTCACGTGCATTTTCTTCCCTACGAACCCTATCTTGATACTGTCTATCAGCAATTTCTTTTGCACGAGCGGCAGCAGTTTCTCTTTCATCTTGTTTATCGTTTAGATATGTTTGAATTGGCAACAATCTTGCTGTATACCAAGCCGCACTTGGTTCAGAACCAATGTCTTCTATATATGCTTTTGCTGCATCATCAATTTTTGCTATTTCTTTATTTAAGTCAAAACCACCAGTTGAACCAGTAGAAGTAACTGTAATTGGCGTTGTAACTACAGGCGGCAAAGTTGTGCCAGTAGTGGTAGACGGCGCTACCGTTGTGGTGGTTGTCGGTCGTGTCGTTGTTGAAGAAGGTACTGTGGTTGTAGTTGTTCCACTGGGAGTACTATCGCCTTCTTGTATTAAAACCCATTGACCTAGTTTATAATCAAATTTAAATCCAGCCATAATACCCCCTAATAAGCGGCGTACTGCTTAAGAGCAGTAGCCGAACTAATAATATCTCTTTGTTTCTGTAAACGTAACTGTGCCAAATAATCCTCAAGGTCAGCCTGCGACTGTGCCTCACTCATAGCGATACGGTTCTGTTCATCTTGTAACATTTGTGTTTCATCAGCAAGCGCACGTTGCATGTCTGCAGCATAACGTTCCAAACCTTTGCGTTGAATACCTGAAGCCACACCAGGACCAGCCAAACCACGCTGACCATAACTAGCCATTTTAGGACGGAAACCTTCAGTAAGTTTACGTGTCAAATCCGCTATGTTGCGTGTACCACGTTGCTGCCCAAGGAACGCAGCCTGCTGGTTTGCTATGGATGTTGCGGAACGGCGTTTACGTGCAGACGCTTCAGCCATTCCATAATCACCGTAATATGCGTCTATCATTGACATAATGTTACCTAGTTGCTTTCAACTGTTTTAGTTCATCTATTTCTTTTTGCAAACGTTCTAGTTCAGCCTGAAGTGACACAAAAATGTTTTGTAAAACATTTTTGTCCACACTTGTCAGCAGAGACAGAGAGTTAATAGACCAAGCCATTAAGCAAACACCTGCGAACCTATAACAAGTTGGTCACTGTCGCCAGTTACACCGCTTGTGCCAGATGATGCTGCAGTTAAACGACCAGCCGAGTCAACTGTAATGTTTGCTGTTGTATAAACACCAGCAACCACACCTGTTGATGTCATCGCAGCCGAGTTTATAGCCCCAGCGTCAATGTTTGTGCCTGCCGCCAAATTTTCACAGAAAGTTTTTATAGCAGAAAAGTTTGCGTTAACTTCTGACGCAATAGCGGCTGTGCCGTTAACAAAACTGTATGGAATAGTAAGTGTAGCCATTGTTATCCTTTAACCTGTCTAGGTTGATATTTGTATCCGATGCTGTTAATACCCCACAACTGCCCTAATGGACCATTAAATTCCAATTGAACAGTTTGGGCTAAACCCAAATTGTTTCCAGTAATCAGCAAAGAACTAATAGCACCACTAGACCAATTCTCTCCCCAGTTACTAGACCCCCAAACCATACCTAACTCGTCTGGAGATTGAACCAAATTGAACGTTCTACGTTCATTACCTTCCGCTTCATCAAAATCGTGATAAACTTTAACACCAATAGTTTGATTCACCGCAGATTGTTTAATAACAAACTCTGGACGGCGAAACATCTTACGTTGCGTATACGAACCAGCATCAAACCACTTAGTACGATACCTGCTAGTATAAGAAGCATCGCTACCAGTAATATTATCAAAATCTTGGTCATACATATCAACCTGCAAAACATAAGGCAAAGTTGGATGAGTTAACAAACGGTATTCAACATTAGACGCATTATGCCAATTACATCCAGCAGTCAAACCCTTACCGTCTGCAGTTGAAAACTGCATCCAAGAACCCCTAGCACCAATAGTCGGGTCATAAACAAAATTAACAGTACTATTGGCTACACTACCAGTTTTAGTGTATGCTGCAGAAACCCACAACCGTTGACCAATCCAACTCAAATGAAAACCATCTTCAACACCAACAGTAATATAATCCAACTCAATAATAGGTCTAAGGTTTTCAAAAATGTCCGTAATACTGGAACCATTATAATAATATACGCCTTCGGGATTAGAAAAGAAATACACGCCTTTATCGCTGATAGCAAGATTATGTGGTGTATCAATACCCAAATTGCCAGAAACTTCCACAACTTGAAAGTTGTCGGAATCATAACCAAACAAAGCAAAAATTGCGTTCGGTTTAAAAATAATTAACTGACCAGCAACAGTAGCCAAACCAGTAATACGATTACCACCAGCATTAATCTCAATATAGTCTTCCAAAGCCCAGTTCTCAGGCGCATTTTCCAACGACCAATGCAAACGGTTCGGATAATCAACACCATCAATACGCACATTAGCCGCAAACATCTTATTAGCATGAACATGCAACAACTCCGCTGTCGGCATTTTACGTTCCGAAGTAGTTGGCGTAGTTTGCCAAGCATGCGGATTAGTTCCACTCGCTGTCAATGCTGTAGCATAAGTACTATCAGTATCCCAAACATATCCACCACTACCAGTATTGCCAGTAGCAATATAAAGTTTAGTACCCCATGGTGCAAAACTTGCGCCATGCGTACTAGTAACAACAATAGGATTACCAGAACTATATTCCAACAAACTAAAATCAGAACCACTAGACTGATAAATTCTGGTTTCTGTAGATAACATTATGCGTGGTGTAGCACCATAAAACGGAACCAAAGATTGTGGAACCCAAGTACCAGAAACTGCTGTACTATTAATGCGGCGCATACCACCACGACTAAACACACCACCCCTAGGGTCAATTTCAACATTCAACATATCAGGAGATTCGTTATCAGCCAACTGAAACTGGTCGGCACGAAAGTTAAGCCCCCCAGTAAAATCTTTCAGTTCACGAACACGAATTTTAGCCATTGTCCGCTAAATCCTTACCCATGTTAAGCATCCAACCCTGAAAGGTTGGACGACCAGAAGTTTGCCCCTGAGACAAACGCAAATGCCCATGACTACTAGGTTTCATAATGTTTTCTTTAGCCAAGACAACACCTTCATCAAAAGCACGTTTATATTCCTGAGCCATAACCGTATCCTCAAGACGTTGATACACACGACTGCAAGCATAATACACCAAGGGAAAATGCAAAGACGGACTAGCATCCACAGCACCACCACTAGTAACCCAATCAATTGGTTCACGATAAGCACGAACATTCAAAGTACGAACATTGTTCGGTTTGGGAAACAAATGAATTTTGCCTTCCCAAATAGAATAAAACAAAGGGTCACCAGAAGTATCGTATGAACCAATATACGTGTTTTCCGCCATATCATGTCCAACCATCTCTAAACGCAACCCAGTACCCGTAGGGTCAACAATAGAAATAATCTGACCAATAGGGTCAGCGGTGAAAGCACTAATGGTGTATTCTCGTTGCTCGGCAACAGTATTGAAAGTAAACGACTTCTCTAGGAAAGACCAGCGTTTTTCCATATCCAATATACGGTAGTATCCGTCACGGATATAAACATTTAATAGCGAATCTGGTAGGTCTTCTGTGTCTAGGTCTGTGATGTCACGGACAGTTTGACGCAACGTTGTTGCGGTCATTGTTGCGTATGCCATTGTTACTCCTCTGAATCAATTTGTTCAGCCAATTCAGCCAAATTGATAGCCTGACGGTAATGCCCGACACATAGTTCTTGCCCCTTCATACGGTTAGCGCCGCAGGTGTCGTCATTGCCCATACATTTGTTGCCCCGACCCAAATATTCGCCGCTGGCAGCAGCCAACGGCGCATCGGCAACAGCGGAAAGCCTATAGTGGTCTACTGGTTTGCCGTATAATGCGTATGTTGGGATTGAGTTGCTCATCATAATATGGGTATCCGTTCCTTTAACCTAAATAAGACAGTATTTTATCCAAAGCCTTACGAGCCGCACGACTTTCTTTAATCATAGGCAAATTTTCATATATTTTAGCAATTTGGTCTGGTACATAGTAATCTCTAACATTCATGCCCGCTA